CATTTGAGTAGGATTCAGCAACAGTCTGAGTCATGCGTTCTACGACCAACTGTGCCATGTAGTTAGCTCTGCTGGTGCTGTAACCTGTCTTTGTCTTGGCAACAATGTCAGAGATACGAGAAGCAGTGGCCTTCCCCAGTCTTTGTTGATGCCATTCTGGTGAACCTTGTACAACTTCAGTCATTTTTCTTTCCCTCAATCTCTATTTGAACTCGCCAAACAAGAAAGTCTTGTTCAATTCCTTTTTGTTTTAGCCATTTTCCAAATTCTTCAAGTAGCTTCATGCGTCCCTCACTGGTTAGCTCATAGAACGATGCAACTCGTGCCTTGAATATCACTTCTTCTGTGACTGCGTGGACTGAACTCATTTCAACGCTCCTTTACGCTTTTCTTTGGCATCAATCACTTTCTTTTGCCAGCCCTTATCAGAACCGCAAGCAGAGTAAGCAGCAGTGTAGACATTCTTGAGTTCTTCCATGTTGGATGCCGCATCAATAGCTGCTAAGTGGTCAATCATTGTGTTTACATCAATGTCAGAGCCAGATTCACCTTCAGGCAAGTCTTCTCCAGCATAGATATACAAGCCCAAGCCATGCAAAGACAACGCCTTAGTCATGCACCGCATGATGGCAGTGTTGACAGCAAATGCGTCTGGGTTGAGGATTGCTTTGTTACGAAAGTCCATCACTGGCAGTTGGCAAGTCATTGGTTTGCCAAACATGGTGACTGTGACGAACACCATTGCTGTGCCGTTGATGTCCATGAAGCACTTGCCATCAAACATCTCGACTTTGTAAGATGCGTTTCCATCGGCTTTTAGCGCTTCAGCCCATGCCCATGCCCACGAGAGGTAGGTAAGATTGGCTTTTTTCTCTGTGTGGTCGTTAACATTCTTTGCCAACAACTCTTTTATAAGAACCTGTCTATCTATTAAAGATGGATTGAGAATCACAGTTTCTTTTTCGTATAAACGGTCACGCTTGTTAGTTGTTTCTATCATCATTCACTCCTATATACGCCATCTAAAATATCTTTTGTTTCTTGAGCAACCATCCACATTGCTAGATGTGTCAGGTCGGCATGGATTTGGGCTATGTCGCTACTGTATCCTTCGTATTTTTTGTGAAGGCACTTGTCCGACAACTTCTTGGTGTTCTGCTCGATTCGTATGAGCAGGGGTGCATAGTCGATCATCATTAACTCCTGTTTGTTTAAACTTCTTCCACGTTTCCGCAACATTGGTTTGTGCGGCATTCACATACCCGAATTCTGGGTTGGTGATCGGTTTGGATGGCAGCGCAACGCTTTGGTATTTCCCAACGTATGCCATCTTTTTAGCCTTCTTTTCGCGCAATTTCTGCCGCGATTTCATGTTGACTATCGGTGTCCAAATCTGAAAATAGGACAAAGTGGTTTTCACCGCAACAAGACACGACTCCCATGCGTGGCTCAATGCAATAAGCACAATATTCTTCATTTGAGTGTTCCTCAATAATTCTTTCAAGGTTGAGCTTGGTTTTCATTACTGGCCTCGCTTGTGGTAGGGATTGATTGTAGGGATTGCACCTTGTTCTTGTTTGATTTGCTCTTGCAGTCTCTCCATGCGATAGTAGCGCCACAAGTTGAGTTCTTCCTCGTCATCAACCCAAGGTGTTGTTGGCAGTTCTAGGGAGATTTCAGCCATACGCTGTGCTTTGAGTTCGACTCTGGCTCTCACCATGTCGGCAACATCTGCCCAAGCATTGCAAAGGATGGCTTCAAGGATAGCTTTGCTATCGCAAATAGCATCTGCTACATCATCAGGCGTGAAATCCTGAAGTGCTGCCCATGTTTCGTGCTTAATATCAATCATCATTCACTCCTGTTAAAAACCTATCAATGCGTGTATTCTGTCAGACATTATTGTAATTGACCATAGGGATTTCCCTAGTGCAGTTGTGTATTTCAGACAGTCGTTTGTTAGTGAACACTTTCCCGCATTTCAAGCACAGCCATGCAATTCCTTGGTCAACAGTGGTTTGTCTGTTGCCGTGGAGTCCTTTTGTGCGGCCATAAAAAGTGCGGATTTGTTGAATCATGTCTTCACTCTGTCTTTGTAAATGTTGTATCTCCATGCTGTTGCCTCAGTGTCTATGCGTGTCCAGATGTCTTGCTTTTCTTCCTCTGACATAGCATTCCATTTGGCAACCTCAATGTAAGTTCTGCCACACCCCTTGCATACCTCGTCATACAAGGTCGTACAGACTGCTATGCAAGGACTGTCTGTCATGTGTTGAGTTCCTTGATTTTGACTTCAATGTTTTGTAATCTCAAATATCTTGTCAAGCGCATGGAGCTTTTTGACTTCTTCAAGACTAGGATATTTCATCTCCCACTCTTTCCCCATAGTGGTATGGATAGTTTTTATCTTTAATTGTTGAATAACATTGCCAGCAAACTCAAGTTCTGCTTTTGAAACTTTTTCCATAATGTCTAACGCATTTTCTACATCAAATTTTTCTTTTTCAGTTAATTCAAGGTTTTCTGATTGATTTTTAAATACTTCTTTGTTCATTTGATGCTTTCTTTGGTTAATTGTTTGTCTGCTACATAGTCATGCACGATCAATCCGTTTTCTATGCTACCCACCCACATCTCAGGTATCCATATAAAACTGCCATCTCTTTTTTTTCTTATGTGCGCCCTACGCTTATGTCTTGCTGGACTGGCATGAGTACCACCCTTGTGTTCCTGCTTTACTTGTGCGCTTGGCTTAAGTTCAATGGTGTTCCATGAATAAAGCAATGGCTGATGTTTTGCTTTTCTTTTTCGATTGATGAAGTCCAAACCTTTTGCGTTGTGAGCCAATAGAACTTCATCTGTTTTATGCGCTCGTAAATTTATTAAACAAGCAAAGTTAACTGCACTAATACAAAGTTTTGTGATTTGTTGCATGGCATATTCTTGTGTGTCGCCTTTATCTAAAAACGATTTTAGAAAATGCTTTTTCATAAAAGTATTTGTTTTTAACAAAGGCTTATTTTCAACCACTTGAATTGGATAAGCAGTTAATACAGCTAATGGAACTTCATCTCCATCACAACCCCACATCATTACTGCTGCGCCTGTATATTTACCAATAGTTATTGATTTGTCATAAGTGAAAATTACATTATCAATACTAGGATGTAAAACAGCCATGTTTTCTGATGGTGTATAAAATTCATTTAACGCAAGCGCTTTATTGTCCCAACCATTTTCGTGAGCAACATTTTTTAATTCTGCCTCAATGCTGTTTGGCACATCAAAGAAGTCAAACCATGTGTATTTGGCCGCATCAAATCCAACCTTGGAGGCCATATCTGCTACTCTTGGATTCATGTGTTCTTCTCCTCTGCAAAGCCGTTCTTTTGCTTTAGTTTTGCTCTAATGGCTTGGGCAACATCCCAACCGATACCATCGCAGTCTTCTACGATATCTTCAATCTCCTCATCCGTCAGCCCTATCCATGTGCGCTGTGGTGCAATAACACCATGCTCTGATTCAAACTTCATAGTCTTGCCACAAGTGCAGTTGTATTGAACTATCTTCACAGGCGTTGCCCATGCTTCACGGGCTTTGGCAAAGTTGTAATCTTCCATGCTCATGCGTTCTTCTCCTTGAACTTGTCAAAACAATGCCAGCACATATAACCGTGATTCTTTGTTGACCACCAGACAAAATAAAAAGGGCTGTTGTTGAATCTGTTCTTTAGGCACTTAGGACATTGTTTTATTTTCATGTGTTCTCCTGTGGTGGTGTGCAAGTATGAATGTCGTTTGTGCGTTTGCCGCATCGTGGGCAGAAGTTACGTTCTTGGCTTTCCAATTCTGCAATGGCTTGGCGAAAAATCACCTCAAGCTGGTTACAAACTGTTGGTGCATGAGGCTCAGTCAACAGCAGTTGATATGCCTGTTTCAACACTTCAATCATGCTTGTTCTCCTCTGGCTCTGATGGCGGCGGCAATTTCATCTGCTGTATCCACTTCGTTGCCGAAATATGTCCAACCATATTTATCGCTGATTTTGTCAGCCACCTTTGCACAGGCTTCACGTTCTTTGGCGGCTACCAATGCGGCAAATTCTTCTGTAGCTTTTTGCCATTCAGGATGTTGAATTGGGTAACCAACTTGTCTAGCCATCTCAATGATTTCATCTTGTGTCATTTCAAACCCCTGATGTAAATAGCAAAGCTGTGCAATGTGTCCTTGCCAAACCCTTCCATCTTCAAAATGGCATCAGCAACTTCATCAATCACTGTGTCTCGGTAAGGATTCAAAGACTCCACCCGCTGCTTCAACTGGCCTATCTCTTGTTCAACAACTTCAACCCTAGATTCAATCTGACGTTTACGCCAGATACTTTGAGCAGAATCGTTCATGCTTTTTCCTTTTGGCTTTCTTCATGTTTAAACAGGCTTTCTCTGCCGACCTAACCTTACCCTTCTCTCGTATCTCTTGAGGGCTTAAAGGCTCTGTACGAGGCTCTGTATGGATAAAGATGCTAATGGACAAGACCACCAGCAACAATATCCTGATAAAGGCTTGTGCGTAGCTCATAGTGACTTGGCGTATCTGCGAGCAATGCGCTCACATTCGTCTTCTTCTGCCCCAGACAATTCGTTGCGAACGTCTTTACCAGTCTCGTCATGGGCTTCCCACTCAAAGTCAAGATAATTGGTATCTACGTCATAGTCATACCAAGTCAAAACAACAGTGACATCTTTCTCTAGTTCTTCGCTATAAAAGTCTTCAATGATTTCCATGTTGACACCTCTCAAGTTGTTGGAATCTGTATTGTCAGACAGAATGATTGTGATGGTATAGGGACTTTCCCTTATTGTCAAACTGTATGACGCTATACAATCCTATCACTATGCCAAGACCACCCTCAGAAATCACAGGCTCAAGCATTCAAATTGCTGTACGAGTCACCAAGAGCCTCAGAGATGAGTTCAAAAACCTTGGAGGAGCCGTTTGGTTACGCAAACTACTGGCTCAGTCCATCAACAATCGGAAAAACAATGAAGCTGTCAATTCCACAGATGCAAACCCTAAAACGCCTAACTAATGGCCCTAGAAGTAGCGTTTCTTTCACCACAACAGAGACTTATTCGCCCGGCTCTTACCACTCTCTTAGCCACCTAAAAAACCTTGAAATGAACGGCTTGGTAGTGGAGATTGAAGATGTGTGGCATTTGACCAACGCTGGTCGGATGAAGCTAATTGAGACAAAATCAGAGAACTCAACACGCCATGCTAATGGCACGACACACGAAACTTATGTGCAAGGAGACTGGAAAAACCTTGTTCATCGTAGGGGTGCTTTAGATTTTCTTGAGCATAAAAGTCGGTTCAGCAACAGCTTTGTTTAAAGGAGAAACCATGAAAAAAGTCATTATTGGTGCGTACTTAGCAATATCTAGCCTGACAGTTTGGGCGGCTTGTTCAACACATACCTACTATGCAAATGGTCGTTACGTGACTTGTACGACCTGCTGTTATGGAAATAATTGCAGTACCAACTGTTATTGAGATATGATTTGCGAAACGCTTGGCGGCGTTACTCGCAATAGGGTTACACATGCTGTCTGCTGGTATTGCGCCAGTCCGCCAACATCCGAAAGGGTGAGACAGCAGGTGTAGCCCTTTTTTTTGGGCAAAACTATGAGAATCAAACACTGGAATAAGTTCCAACATTTTAAAGACAGGAAACCACCTTGGGTTAAGTTGTACAGGGATTTGTTGGACGACTTAGATTGGCATGAATTGGACGCACAAGCCAGCAAAGTGCTTGTCATGCTGTGGCTGATAGCTAGTGAAGACGAAGGCCGCATACCACCCACAAAAACTCTTGCTTTTAGACTGAGAATGACAGAAAAGCAAACTAATGATTGCTTAAACAAGCTGTCTCATTGGCTGGAACAAGACGATATCAATACGATATCAGAGCGATATCAAGATGATAGTCTAGAGACAGAGAGAGAGACAGAGAAAGAGAAAGAGGCAGAGACAAAGCGGGGAACAAAAGGCTCACGCCTTTCTGCTGATTGGGTTTTGCCAGAAGATTGGGAAAGTTGGGCAAGACAGGAACGACCTGACCTAAATCCTCAAAAAGTGGGCGAGCAGTTCAAAGACTTCTGGATTGCCAAAGCTGGTGCTGCTGGTGTCAAGCTGGACTGGCAAGCAACATGGCGTAATTGGGTCAGGAATCAGCGTCAAGAGCGTTTAAACCCTGCGGACATTGCCAAGGTCACTGTACCAAGCAAGGTAGAGCGTGACCCTGCTTTGCAGAAGTTGGATGAAGATTACAAGACTGCCAAGCCAAATCCTGAGATATTGAGAATGATTCGTGATGGCTTGAAAGGCAAAATGATATGACAAGACTAGAAGCAAACCAACTACTTGATGAAATCAAAAATGGAATCAACAATTATTCCAATCTCGCAGTCACGAGAGCCTTGTGGGTTTGCGGTGACCTACGAGGAACACCGATACCAGACCTTATCGCATCTTGTCAGGATGGCGAAAACTCAGGGGTTCAAGCATCATGCTTGGCACAGGGTGAAAGAGTTGGAGAATGACATCTACGGCTACTACAACGGCATCCAAGAGGAATTCTTGAACAAAATAAAGGAAAAATCATGACACTGTGGGTGGGTTGCGACCCCGGCATGGCAAGCGGCGCAATAGGCGCAGTAGATGACCACGGCAATTTTTCAGCCTGTTTCGACATTGAACATCAAGACAAACACATTCTTGCCCTTGTTTTTAAATCTAGATTGCTGTCAATAATCGACCCAAAAGAAGGGGCGCAAATTTGCATGGAACAGGTGCATAGTATGCCGAACCAAGGATTAGCCAGCACGTGGAATTTTGCAAGGGCTGTAGGCGTCATTTCGGCGGTTTGCGAGTTGACAAGATACCCTGTGCATTTGGTCACTCCACAGAAGTGGAAAAAGCACTTTCACCTGACCGCAGATAAAAATGAATCACTGGATATGGCTAGATACTTATGGCCTGAAGCCAAATTAAAGCTGAAAAAGGACATAAACAAAGCAGAAGCCCTACTAATTGCAGAATATCTCAGGCATGAACTCAATGGAATCCAAGCCAAAAAAGCGCACACCCAAGCCTGAAGGAAAAAGGGGTCAAGTTGTTTTTTATTCTGAACAAGAAAAAAAGGCACTCTCCCACATTGGCAGCGGTTCGGTAGCTGAAGGGGCAAGAATCTCTGTCCGATGGGCGGCACACTTTTGGCGTGTGGGTTTGCGGCCTGACCATGACTTAAACCATGTCGGAATCTGCCTTTTTGTAGATGATGAATTTGCTGATGAACTCTAAGGGTCTGCCAAACGTCAAAAAATAGTGCTGAGACCGATTTAAAGGCACTTTTAAGACGTTTTTTTGATGTGGTTGGATGGTGCAAGAGGGTAAGGGCTTGCAGGGTCTTAAAAATGGGCAAGAAAAAACCACCCAAAGGTGGTTATAAGTGAGTGCTTACTAACTTATGTCAAAGCCTCTAACAGTGCCTTTTTTACCGAATCTGTTACGTGAGGGTCATCCAGCATTTGTTCCGCATCTTCTTCAGTTAAATATTCATAATTATGAAAATGAGTGAGATACTCCGTTGGTGTTTCGTCTTGAAGTAAATCAAACCAAACGGCAACAGGTGTGTGTAAATCATTTGTAAAACTTAATTGAATCATTTTGAAACCTTTCGAAGAATAATTTTTAAAAGTAGGGCAATTGTTGCGTAAATCATGCCATTTCCAATATCAAAAGGGCATCAGCTTTGCACCGTTCAACATCCGCAGCGTTTAAACGCATTGCAAGCTCAACAGATAAATCAATCGCCATCTGTGCTTTTTGGTCATCAGGTGCAGTTATAGCCAAAACAAGGGCTTGAGTCAGTGCTTGGGTTTGCGTCATTCTGTCACCTCTTCTGAATGGTCAGTTATGCCAGCGCTTGGAATATCAAAGATTTCCGTATGCCCTGAGCGAGTTGAGAGGTAACTCATTTCAACGTATGGATCACGGCCTGTCAATGCGTGGTCTTCTGCTTCCTGCGCCCATGCCTCAAGGTTGCGCTGATCTACTCCACAATAATCTTCTTTGGACGTTTCAAGAATCCAAGCTTTTAATAAGGAAATGCCTATATCGTTCACTCTTTTCATGCTGTCACCTCTTCGGTGCGGCACATTGTGCAGTCGTCAATATTTTTTTCTGAGAATTGCTCTAATTCGGCATAAGTCTCAAATTCAAACTCTTCACCACATTCTCGGCATGAATAGACCCAAAACACATTGAAGCCAATAGAACAGGCCACACACCCTGCCCAACTCTCAGACCAGACCCAGACATTGCCGCTGGACTGATTAACCCCTGCCTGTGTGTATTTATCGACTTTCAGCCCTGCTTTGCGAATAGCAATAAGACAGTCTGCCAGACGTTCAACATCAGCACCTTGAAATTCTTCGAACAAGTTATCCATGATTAACACCTATTAAAAAGAACAAGGAAAGCCCTTGCAAGCCCTTACATTGTCAAAATGCAAGCCAAAGCCCTACGCATAGGGCAATGGTTTGAATTCTTATCCCCGCCATGCCAGCATCACACCGATGCCAGCAAAAACAATAACACAGACAATGCCCCAAAGAATTTCGCTTTTATCCATAATGAGCCCCTTAGTTAAGCAAAGCGCGGCAGAGTGCATCGCCTTCTTTGTCATCAATGGCCGTCCTAAGCGCATCAACGTACTCATTGAACTGAGGATGATTGTGGCGTAATTGAACGCCCCCAGCTTTGCGGGTTGACTCAATAATCAAGCCCGATGTCATTAAATGAGCCGTGTAGTTAGCGGATGAGTGAATTGTTATCAACATATAAACGCCTTTTGAAATGATTGATTTTCTAAGGGCATCAAAGCCCCTAGAACTGATTGAAATTATGCCGCGATGTAGTTAGCACATCGGTCACGACGGCGAGCGTCAAAGCCTCTTGGCTTATGTTGACCGCGCCATAACAAGGTATCTATTGAAAAACCTTTGCCGCTTTCAAATTCACGGGTTGCGATTATCTCGCCGTGAATCTCTTTCATGCGCTCAATGGCTTGTTCAAGCGTTCCCTCAAAATCTTCGCGGTGAACTGTCGCCATTGGATAAGTTATTACAAAGCCCTCCGTTGCCCCGTTTTCGCTCGGTGAAGCATGGATAGTGAATTTATAGGTTTTCATACGTTGACCGCCTTTGCAAAGTTAGGCGCTTCGCCGTTATAGGATGCAATGCGGAAAGAATGAAAGCCACAATCAGTAGCCAGTGCTTTAACTCTTTCAATCTCTTGCAAAGTCTTTGCGCCGCTTAAAAGCAAGGTTTCCATGTAATCACGGGTTTCACCCTGTTCAAGCCCATAAAGTAAAAGTTCTTTCATAGTCACGCCTCTTAAGTTTGTTGATTGAAACACTAGGATTGTCTGACCTAGTGCTTATATTATCGGTTATGTCTGACAGTATGTTATCAGGACAAACCCTAACATCTCCCCTATTTATATCTATCAACAATGGCTAGTCATTAGGTTTTATATATCGCTGATTTCACAATATGAAATGTGTTTTCATGGTGTCCCTGAAATGGTGCATCCCTTCCTTATGCTTACTGACTGACTGGTCAGTAACTAACATTCCACATTATGAAATGCTCTGCTAGTGTGTGCTTACCAACTTGCTAGGTGAGTGAGTACTTACTATGGGGGGGAGGGGGTGGGTGAGTAGAGAGAATATTGTTGTAGCCTCCCCACCACTCGAAAAGCTAAATCAGACTGTTTGACACAACAAGGCTGGCTTTAAGAAAAGAAGGAATGTTCTGATAAATAAACCCCTAACCCACCTAGAGAAGTGGATTAAGGGATTTGTCAGGAGTATGTCCTGTCCTTGGTTGCTCAACCTAGGCATATCTACTGGGATTAGGTGTGAGCCACCTCTTGCCTAACAAAGACCCAGTAGCCACATCATGTTGTTTGCACCGTGTACCGTCACACATCAGAACGGATTGGTTTCGCCATCCAAGGCAGCACATCCACAATGCAGTCCTCCTGCTCGGCGGGTTTGGCAGTCTTCTGTCCCGCAATACTTTGTCAGCCAGAACGTTTCCGTGGTTTCCTAGGGACTACATCTATCCAAGGCTACGACACCTTGAAGACTCGACTTCCTACCCAAGAATTTGCACATAAGCCGATAGACTCTGACAAAGACACCGAAGTGTGCGTCCACTATACAAGATTCCTATTCTGATGTAAAGTAATCGCTAACTTCCCTCCTGTGGACAAAAGATGAATGCAATTGATGCTTTACCTGACAAACTGAAAAAGCCTAGAGGCCGTCCCCCAAAGCCTGTAGCTGTTGCTATTCCCAAACCTATGACTATGGCTCGTTATGCCGATAGTCCTCCTGCACTACTCCCCAAGACTGAACTTCAGAGAGTCAAAGAACTCAAAGAACTTCTGATAAACAGTGCTGGCTCCAATGTTGTCCACAAGGCAGTTGAGATTGCCATGAATGACGAACACCCTGCTCAGATGGCTGCAATCAAACTCTGTATGGACAGAATGCTCCCTGTCTCCCTGTTTGAGAAAGAAGGAAAACAGCGGTCAGCAGTTAACATAACTATTTCAGGTATTGGTGGCGTGTCCATTGGTGACAATACAGTTGATGCTGAAGATGTTGAGCCAAAATCATAGTTGTATTCTTGCTCAAACAAGAGTACAATTAAGACATGAAAAAATGTACCCACTGCAAAAAAGAAAAGCCGCTTTCAGAATACTATCCTGTAGGCAATGGAATTAAAGGTGTTCGTCCTAGATGTAAAGAGTGCATGAGGATTTTGGAGAAAAAGAAGTATGGCGAGAATGATGAGTTTCGTTGGTCAAAACTTAGCAAACAAGCTATAAAACTAAGAACAGACCCAGAGCACAAAGCAAGACATCAACAAAGTCAAAGGCGGTGGCATTTGAAATCAACATATGGATTGACCACCGAAATGTTTGATGCTATGGTTGCTTCGCAAGGCGGTGGTTGTGCTATTTGTGGTGTTAAGGCTGAAGCTGGAGTACCAAAAACAAGAATGGTAGTTGACCATTGCCATAAAACAAATACGGTTCGTGGGATTTTGTGTGACTTATGCAATACAGCTATTGGTAAGTTTCACGATGACATTTCAAAGTTAGAGAATGCAATCAGGTACTTAAAAAATGACAGACCTTAACTTTCAACTTTTGAAATGGCAACAAGAGGTGATCGTTGACCCTAGTCGCTTTAAAGTGATTTGTGCTGGTAGACGATGTGGAAAATCAAGACTTGCAGCAGTTACCTTGCTTCTCAAAGGCTTGGTTTGTCCAAAGGGTTCTGGTGTCATGTACGTTGCGCCAACACAGGGACAGGCTAGGGTCATTATTTGGAATGTTTTGACCGATCTTGGGAAAGATGTCATTGCATCAAGCCACATCAACAATCAAGAGATAACCCTAATCAACGGTGCTGTTATCTATATTCGTGGGGCAGATAGGCCAGATACGCTTCGTGGTGTTAGCTTGTCATATGTTGTCCTTGACGAGTATGCAGATATGAAGCCATCTGTATGGGAGCAAGTTATCCGAGCCTCTCTGTCAGACAGAAAAGGTGATGCCATGTTCATAGGAACACCAAAGGGGCGAAATCATTTTTTTGATCTTTATCAACTTGGTAAGGCAGAAAATAATGAATATAAGTCTTGGTCTTTTACAACTTACGATAATGAACTAATTGACCCAGAAGAAATCGAAAATGCAAAGAAAACCTTGTCCAGTTTTGCATTCAAGACCGAATATATGGCCTCCTTTGACAATGCTGGTTCTGACGTTTTCAAGGAAGAATGGCTGAAATACGGTGTTGAGCCTGACTATGGTAGCTACTACATTGCTGTTGACTTGGCTGGTTTTGAGGAAGTTGCCAAACAAGCGGCTAACTCCAAGAAGCGGCTAGACCAGACTGCCATTGCTGTGGTTAAGGTGACAGACGAGGGTAAATGGTTCGTCAAAGAGATCGTTTATGGACGGTGGGACATTCGGGAGACTGCCGCCACAATTTTGCTCAAGATTCGGGAATACAGGCCACTTTCCATAGGAATTGAGAAGGGTGCGCTAAAAAACGCAGTTTTGCCGTATTTAAGTGACTTGATGCGGAAGAATAATGTATATTCGCACATAGTTGACTTGACCCACGGTAATCGTAAAAAAACCGACCGTATCATTTGGTCACTTCAAGGACGGTTTGAGCATGGCAGGATTGTGCTGAACTCCGAGGAGGATTGGGACGAATTTAAAGATCAACTCTTGATGTTCCCATCCCAAGGTGTGCATGATGACCTACCAGATGCCCTATCGTACATTGACCAACTGGCTATCACCTCATACTTCCAAGAAGACGAAGAAGATGAGTGGGAGCCTCTTGACATAATTTCGGGTATATAAGGGCTACACATGGCAACAGACAAACAAGTGAAATTAGAGCAAAACGAGTTCTACCAGCCAACAGAGGCTGACAAAGAATTAACTGGATTTGTTGTTGACCATTGCCAACGGTGGCGTGATTACCGTGATGTCAACTTTCTCCCTGACTGGCTGGAATACGAGCGCATCTTCCGTGGTCAATGGGCAGCAGAAGACAAGACTCGTGAATCAGAACGTAGCCGCATTGTCACCCCTGCCACACAACAAGCCGTAGAAACCCGCCATGCTGAGATCATGGAAGCTATCTTTGGTCAGGGGGACTTCTTCGACATTGAAGACAACATCCAAGACATTGGAGGCAATCCCATTGATGTTGAGGTGATTAAAGCTCAACTGATGGAAGACTTCAAGAAAGACAAAATCAGAAAATCTATCGACCAGATCGAGTTGATGGCTGAAATCTATGGAACAGGTATTGGCGAGATCATCGTCAAGACTGAGAAGGAATACATCCCTGCCACACAAGCTATCCCAAATCAGGTTGGGCAAGCGGCTATTGGTGTGATTGAGCGTGACCGTATTGGCGTGAAGATCATGCCTGTCAACCCCAAGAACTTCTTGTTTGACCCTAATGGCACATCCATTGATGACTGTATGGGCGTGGCTATTGAGAAGTATGTCTCTATCCACAAGATTGTGGCTGGTATCGAGAAGGGCATCTATCGTAAGGTAGACATCACTCCTACCTACGAAGACACTGATCTTGAGCCAACTCAGGAAGTTAGCCAATACCAAGACGAGAAGGTGCTTTTGCTGACCTACTACGGTCTTGTTCCTCGTGAATACCTGAACAACTTGGAAGAGAACAAAGAGATTGTCGAGTTGTTCCCTGAGAATTCAGCCGCTGAAGACTACACAGACATGGTTGAGGCCATTGTGGTCATTGCCAACGATGGTTTATTGCTCAAAGCCGAAGAAAACCCCTACATGATGAAAGATCGTCCAGTCTTGAGCTATCAAGATGACACGATTCCCAATCGTTTGTTGGGCCGTGGTACTGTGGAAAAAGCCTTCAATATGCAAAAAGCTATTGATGCACAGACTCGTAGTCACTTGGATTCACTGGCATTGACTACTAGCCCCATGATTGCGATGGATGCAACTCGTTTGCCTCGTGGTGCTAAGTTTGAAGTCAAGCCAGGAAAAGCCATGCTTACCAATGGCGCACCTTCTGAGATCATTTTCCCCTTTAAGTTTGGTGAAACCAGCCTGAACAACCTCAATACTGCCAAAGAATTTGAGCGTATGTTGTTGCAAGCCACTGGAACGCTGGATTCACAGGGTATGGTCAGCAGTTCCGCTAGGGATGGTGGTGGTATGTCTACAGCAGTAGCTACTATCATCAAGAAATACAAGCGCACACTGGTCAATTTCCAAGAAGACTTCCTGATTCCGTTCATCAAGAAGGCTGCTTTCCGCTATATGCAGTTTGACCCAGAGCGTTATCCCTCTGTGGACATGAATTTTGTGCCTACTGCCACCTTGGGCATCATTGCTCGTGAGTACGAACAACAGCAATTCATTGGTTTGTTACAGACTCTTGGCCCTAACACTCCTGTTCTGCCTCTGATTCTCAAAGGAATCATGCAAAACTCTAGTTTGACCAATAGATTTGAGTTGATTGCCAAACTTGATGAGATGATGCAACCAAATCCTGAGCAACAGCAGATGGAACAGTTGCAACAGCAGTTGGCTATGCAAGCGGCACAGGCTCAGATTGCTGTAAACACTACAGCGGCAGAGCAAAACAGGGCTGAAGCACAGAAATTGATGGTTGAAACACAGTTAATGCCTCAAGAAGTGCAAGCCAAGAACATGGCTGCGGTTACCAAGAACTTGCCTAATGAAGATGATGCCGCATCTCGTGAATTCGACAAGAGGGTTAAGATTGCCGAGTTGATGTTGAAGGAAGCTGACATCAAAAACAAGTCTAAGATTGTTGAATTGCAGATGGCAGAGAAAAATAACAAAGTTGCTGGCATGGAACAAGACTTTCTTGAACAACTCTCAAAACAATTGAGTTCTGCTCAGACTGGAACTGAATAATGGATGTCGAAAATCTTGCCAAGGAGCTAATCCTTAAGAATATGACTCCTGAACAGCAGATGGCTGTTCTAGATTCTGTTCGTGCCTCTGTTGCTCAAGCCAAAGAAGTGCAAAAGCGCAAGATTGGTGAGAATGTTGACGTAGTTGTTCAGGCTCTAAAGAAGATTGAATCTGACATTCGTTCACGCTTTGACGATGTTGGTAATTCCATTGAAAAACGTGTGGCATCCATCAAAGATGGTCGTGACGGTATCAACGGCAAGGATGGTCGAGATGGTAAAGATGGAAGATCAGGCAAAGATGGCGCAAAGGGTGATAAGGGTGACGCTGGTCGAGATGGGCGTGACGGAGTGGATGGTGTTGACGGTGTGTCTGTTACCGCTGCTCGCATTGATTTTGACGGTAGCCTTGTTATTACACTTTCTTCTGGTATTGAACTCAATGTTGGTGAAGTTGTTGCTCCTGATCTTGCAGAACG